GTTTCAGAACCATGGTTCTCACCTGCAGGTTTCCAACGTGGTATTCTAAGAAATGCTATTAAACTAGCATACACACCAACAAAGACACAAAGAGATCGTCTGTATGGAAACAGAATCAACCCTGTCGTATCATTCCCTGGTCAAGGCGTCGTCCTCTTTGGTGACAAGACTGCACAAGGATTTGCATCCGCGTTTGATAGAATCAACGTCCGTCGTCTATTCCTCACCATCGAACGTGTTATCTCAGGTGCTGCTAAGTCACAACTCTTTGAGCAAAACGATGAAGCACAGAGATCACTCTTCTTGAATATTATCGAACCTTATCTAAGGGATGTTCAAGGTCGTCGTGGTGTAACAGACTTCTTAGTTAAGTGTGATTCATCTAACAACCCACCAGAGGCAGTTGATCGTGGAGAGTTCTTCGCGGAGATCTTCGTGAAACCAACACGCACAATCAACTACATTACCTTGACATTTGTAGCAACTAGAACTGGAGTTTCATTCAGCGAAGTAGCAAATTAAATTAAATACACACTTTTTTCAGAGGGTTTCCGCATTGGTACCCTCTGAAAATTTTTATTAGTCTAAATATAACTGACGGAGACACCTAAAAAAATGGCAAAAAGAGGAACTATTGACGATTTTAAGGCAAATGTCACATCAGACTTTGCTCGTCCTAACCTGTTTCAGGTTGATCTAGCATTTCCCACTGGAATTATCAACAATTCCTCTCTGATTAATCTTGGTAAGTTTACTGTTCGCGCAGCAAACCTTCCTTCATCTCAGATTGGCGTTATCGAAGTTCCTTTCAGAGGACGTGTTCTAAAGATTGCAGGAGACAGAACGTTTGAACCTTGGACAATTACTGTTATGAACGATTCTAAGTTCATCCTTAGATCCGCATTTGAAAAGTGGGCATCAAGTATTCAAGCGTACAACGAAAACTTCACTTCCGCAGCAACACTTGGAAACGAGAATGACTCGACTGGATACTTTGCTGACATGAGTGTTCACCAATTAGCAAAAGATATTAAGAGTGGTGACAAGCCTAGAGTGCTTAAGTCATACAAGTTCTATAATATATTCCCTAGTGCAATCGCAGCGATTGATCTAGATTACGGAAACAATGATGCAATCGAAGAGTTCACAGTAGAGATGCAAGTTCAATACTGGACTCCACTTGATGCGTCAATAGCAGCGAACAGTTAACCCGCTAAATATAACAGGACCAATAATTTAACTTTAAATAATGGCAAATCAGCTCTTCGGTTTTTCACTTGAGAGAGCGAAGAAGGTTCCTAAGGGACCTTCTTTTGTTCAAAAGGATAGTATGGATGGATCGCAACCTATTGTAGGTGGCGGTTACTATGGATATTCCGTTGATTTTGATGGCACAGTCCGCAATGAGTATGAACTAATCACTCGTTATAGAGAGATGGTTCTACAACCAGAGTGTGACAGTGCGGTTGATGACATCGTGAATGAAACTATTTGTGGCAACTTTGATGACGTTCCCGTCGAAGTTGAGTTGTCCAACTTGAAACAATCCGACAAAATTAAAAAATTAATCAGAGAGGAGTTTTCAGAAATTCTTCGTTTGCTTGATTTTGATAATAGATCGTACGAAATCTTCCGTCGTTGGTATGTCGATGGAAGATTATTTTATCATAAGGTTATTGACCCAGATAACCCTAGGGACGGTCTTGTGGAATTGCGTTATATCGATCCCCGCAAGATTCGTAAGGTTACAGAGTATGATCAGAAACGTCCTAACGATCTTCGTGGACTTGATCTTAATACTCAACTTACACAAAAATCTGCAGATTATTATCTATATAATCCTAAGGGTTTAAAAAACTCTGGATCACAGCAAGGAATTAAAATTGCTGCAGACTCAATCACTTATTGTCATTCTGGTATACAGGATCTCAATAAGAATATGACACTAAGTCATCTACATAAAGCAATCAAAGCGGTTAACCAACTCCGTATGATTGAAGACTCATTGGTAATCTATAGGTTATCAAGAGCACCAGAAAGAAGAATCTTCTACATCGATGTAGGTAACCTTCCTAAGAACAAAGCGGAACAATATCTCCGTGAAGTTATGGGAAGGTATCGTAATAAATTGGTGTATGATGCAAACACTGGTGAGATTAAAGATGACAAGAAGTTCATGTCTATGTTGGAGGACTTCTGGTTACCTCGTCGTGAAGGCGGTAGAGGAACAGAAATCACTACTCTTCCAGGTGGACAAAACCTTGGTGAACTAGAAGACGTTAAGTATTTCCAGAAAAAGTTATACAAAGCGTTGAACGTACCGTCATCAAGACTTGAAACTGAGACTACCTTTAACATAGGTCGTGCTGCTGAAATTACTAGGGACGAAGTAAAGTTCCAGAAATTTATTGCACGTCTCCGCAAGAGATTCTCAGAATTGTTCATGGATCTCCTTAAAACTCAACTTGTTCTCAAGGGCACAATGACTCTTGAAGATTGGGATGAGATGAAAGAGCATATCCAATTTGATTTCATTGCTGATAATTACTTTACTGAACTTAAAGAAATTGAAATCCGCAATGAGCGTATGAATCAAGTGAACACAATGGATCCTTACGTCGGCAAATATTTCTCTATTGATTATATGCGTCGTCAGGTTCTAAAACAAACCGAACAGGAGATTAAGGAAATTGACAAACAAATGGATTCTGAGCGAGAAGCAGGTCTTATTGTTGATCCTGAGCAAGCAATGGATCCCGCTATGGATCCTGGCGCTGCCCCAAATGGGGAAGTAGCTCCACAAGAGACTCCTCAAGTAGACGCGGGTGACGCGAAACGGGGAGAAATCTAAACTATAAATAATAAATATGAAGGAACATTATGCCTACTGAAATTGCCAAACAGATAGTTCAACAAATTTTCGGAGACGACAAAGCGAAAGCAGTCGATTCCGTGAATGATGCACTGTCTGCAACTGCATATGATGCTATTCAAGCAAAAAAAGCTGAATGGGCAAAGAGTATGGGGTTTGAACTAGATGATACCGCACAGGATGCTGCAGATGAAATTGCAGATAACCTACCTGACGGAACTGATGCACCTGAAACTGTAGAAGTTGATGGTCGCAAACCTGAAGATCCACCAGAAGAACCAGAGGTACCCGTTGCTGACGGAACCCCTTCTTCTGTAGAACCAACCGAGGAACCAACAGATGAGACTAATAGCTGAAGAAATAACAACCGTTGATTTTATCTGCGAAGATAGTAAAGATGGTAAAAAAAATTACTTCATTGAAGGTGTCTTTCTACAAGCGGAATTAAAAAATCGCAACAATAGAATGTATCCCTTGAAGACTTTATCCAAAGAAGTCGCTAAATATGATGAGAACTACATTCAAAAAGGGCGTGCCCTTGGAGAATTAGGTCATCCTGATGGTCCGTCAATTAACCTTGACCGCGTTTCCCATAAGATTCTTTCTCTAAAGGAAGATGGAAACAACTTCATAGGTAGAGCAAAACTGCTCGACACACCTATGGGCGGAATCGCAAAGAACCTCTTAGATGAGGGTGTCAAACTAGGTGTTTCATCTAGAGGCATGGGTTCAATTCGTAAAGAAGAGAACTGTAATGTTGTTATGGACGACTTTATGCTTGCAACTGCAGCAGATATAGTCGCTGATCCTTCTGCACCTGATGCATTTGTTAATGGAATCATGGAAGGAAAGGAGTGGGTTTGGGATAACGGAGTCTTAAAAGAGGCAAATGTAGCTCAAATAAAGAAAGAAATTGATCAAGCAACCCTTTTAAATCTGCAAGAACGCAAGGTTTCCGCGTTTGAAGCGTTTTTAAAGAGTTTGTGATTTATAAATAAATACAGACAACGCAAAGCTAAACGGAGTTTAAACAAATGGCTGAGACCCTCGAAAAAGAGTTAGATAACATGGAAGAAGTGACCGAAGGCTCTGATCCTATCACTAAATCAGCAAAACCACCTATGAAGATGGATACATCTAAGGCAGGTAGTGCAAAGAAAGTGGTTGACGTAGAAGGACCATTAGGTGCTTCAGAAGAAGGTGCAAAAGGTACTAAGAACGCTGGTGCGTCTGCTGCAGCTGCAGTAAGCGTAGAAGGCGATAAGTCTCTTAAGACAAAACCTTCACTCGCATCATCTAAAATGGAGGAGACTGAAAGTGGCGAAGAAGAAACAATCGCTGAAACCAAGTACGACTTTACTGAAGATGTTAACGCTCTTGTCGCTGGTGAAGAACTATCAGAAGAGTTCCGAGTAAAAGCTGCGACTATTTTTGAGGCTGCGGTAACCGCCAAAGTTAATGACGAAGTTAAAGCGTTGCAAGAGGCATTTGAAGAGTCTCTGACTGAAGAAGTCGAAAAAGTTCAAACAGAATTGGCCGAGAAGGTTGATGACTACCTATCTTATGCTGCTGAATCATGGATGAAGGAAAATTCACTCCAGATTGAGCACGGAATTAAGACTGAGATGGCAGAGTCATTCTTCAAAGGTCTAAAAGATCTTTTCCTAGAGCACAACTTTACAGTGCCCGAAGAGAAGTTTAACCTGCTAGATGGAATGGCAGGTGAGCTTGATGATATGGAAGCTAAACTCAATGAGCAAATCGAATCTAATGTATCTTTAAA